ACTCTTCATCAACGATAGAATACCTGGCGGACATCTCATTCACAGATGCGGTTCGGTGTCGAAGCCACTGACGAGCAATGTATAGGGGTGCCTTGATACGAAACTTGAACACCACAAGTTCGAGTGGTGAAGTGTGCCAGTTTCGAACAAGATACCGGATAAGACCTCTATCTCCTCTAGTGGTTGTAGTACCCGTCTGATAACTCACACGAGCGCCATCAACAATAGCCTTATCTAGGTTTTGTTGAGGCATGTGGTCGACAAGTTCTACGAATCCATGGTCCAATACTTTCTTCATTATGGATAACTATCCGTTCTATTCTTTAATATTTACATTTATCATCCATTGGAACCTCTCCGCAAAAATCATAAAGTTTGTACAACTTCGCTTGTGTCTTTTCAATATCAACTTTTGTCTCATTCATGGCATCCATCGCGTCATCCACAAGTTCCATGAATGTATCGAGCTCGTCGAGGGCTATACGATGTGTTTCCCTTTTAGTCTTCTGGGAATGAAAGGCGGATTTGAGACGCTTATTACTCTTGATGACCTTGTCCAGGTTGGTTTTGTTGACGGGGGCACACATACGGATGGTGAGACTCATTTGTATATACTTTACTTCATATCTTTAATCAACTCATTGATGTCTCTGTAATATCTTTTGAGATCTTTCATAAATCTTTTATTATTTTCAATAACTTCACATTCAACTTTGTTTAGATAAATCCAAGCTAAGTTTGATTTTGAATACTTTGTCATTTTTTGATTCTCATTTGGTCGACGTGCCACCAACTTTGTAGACTTCTTCTTTTGTGAAGCTGGTAATACCTCCTTCCTATTCACGAATGAGAGTGCTTGCATGACAGTGTCTGCGAGGTCATCTTTCTTCTTAGATTTTACAAATGTATCAATCCAGTGAGAATTTACAGAGTTGCTACGGATAAAGGCTTCACACCTCTCGATGGAAACCTTCTTCCTCTTATTGTACTGTGCCTTACCAGGTCCTGCAACATCTGGAATCTTGTGACGAGCATCGTAAAGAATAGTTTCAGCATTGGGACACCTGATTATGAAGTAGGCATGGAGGAAGTGCATGACAGAAACCATCTTTTTATTGCGGTCGGGTTGCTTTTCTATGAGAATGGTCTTTGCACCAAGGACCCATGGACGAGCATCTAGGTGGTCTCTCATGGAAACGTAGACACCATCCTTATGTTGTGGGGGGATACCATCAACATCCCACTCAACAACCAGGTTATTTTTGTCCTCATCGAGAAGGCAAAGTGCCAAATTCTTTATACCCACGTCGATACTTAGAATCATTAACATAAAGACTGTGTAACTCTTTAAGTTAATGGATTGTATTTAAAAACCTATAATTTTAATAATACCTATAGTATATGTGGTATCTAATCATAGCAATTTTATTAATTATTTTTATAATTGTAAAAGTAAACCATGATAATGGACCATGGGAACATTCAGGTAAAGTTGTAAAGGGAATAGGGATTTCAAAAAAAATAGACTGGAAAACTGCAAACCTTTCAAAGTGTCCACATAAAATCAATGAAAATGGATTCTATTCTTGCACTACAAATTATGGTGAAGCTACATTACTAAAAGGACCCCAAAACATGTGTGAAGTACATATTCATAATTTTGATGATGATATATATGGGAAGAGGTTGAAGTTAAGAAATATAAGAAAAATTGATGTACCTTTTAAAATTGTATCTACCGATGGTACTCAATATGGAGTATAATACGGTCTTCATTTGATTTATTTTCCGCCCAATGTTCATATTTTGCGTCAAAAATGACATGTTTACCATTTTCTTCAACTACTGGTCCGTCTTTTGTGTACAGTATATTTCCATCGGGACACTTAATTCCTAAATGATACGTAAAAACATACGTATCTGAAACATTGTCAGTGTGAACGGGGAGTTTTGCTCCACCTTTCATAAGTGAAAATCCTGCTATACGAACACCTTTAGTCTTTGATAAAATTTCATATGTTTTTGGACATAATTTACAATTTCCTACAACTGGGCGATCTTTCCATATCAGTGGCCACCCATACCACTCATCTGGTTCATCGGTCCACCCTTTTAGCCATCCATTTTTACCACTTACGTAACTTTCCATGACTTCCTTAAGCATTGGAGAATCTTCCCAATCACCCCTTTTTCGTCCAGATGGATGAATAAAATTCGTTGGAAGAGAATCACATTCAGATCGTATAGTTTCATAATGTTGTTTAAGATGTTTCAGTTCAAGACTCATTATTATATCTGATATTATATCTTTATATAAAAATTACGTCCTAAAAGTTGATATATTACTTTTAGAACTTAAAAAATTAACCTACCATCTGTATAAAATGCATGAGTACTGGGATAAACAACCAACTACACGTATGTATACTTCGAATGAAACGACTGGACTGTTAACATCTAAACCTAAGATATTACCACCCGAATTTATATGGTCATCGTGTAAAATTAACGAAGCTCTCACATTTTTACAAGAACATTATCTAGGCAACTCATTTTTTAAACTTTATTACACACCAGAAATACTTAAATGGTCAATCGATAACAGTGTAGCAATTCGCAAACTTACAACTAGAGAGTTGGTTGGATATATCACAACTACAGATGTAGATATCCGTATCGATGATAAAGTTATGAAAATGGCACAAATCAATTATCTATGCGTCCATAAATCACATAGAAAGGATGGATTTGCACCTATTCTTATAGATGAAATCAAAAGACGGATCGCACTTAAAAATATATGGCAAGCTATATATACGGCACATATAAATATTCCTACACCTATATCTAAGTCATGTTATTGGCATAGATTTCTAGATGTTAAATATCTTATAAAAACCAAATTTCATCAGACAAGTCATCCCCGTGAACGCTATCACGAAGTTCATGGGCCATGTAAATATACATGGAAAAAAATGACTACTAAAGATATTCCTAAAGTGACTAAGATTTTACAGGGGTATAATGAAGAGTTCAAAATTGCACCAGTTATAAACGAAGAATTTGTAAAGAAGCGATTATTGCCGATACATTCCTATATAAATGATGAGACTGATGATTTCATTTCATTCTATGATATTCCGTGTGAACGCGCAGATGGTTCTGGTACGGTTAGACAGGCTTATAGATATTTCATAGTTGGAGATGTTTATAACGATGCCTTTCTTATTGCTAAAAAATTAGGGTATCATGTATTCAATAGTGCTGAAGTAGGTGTATCAACAGAACTTCTTGAAAAAATGAAATTCGTTAAAGGGACTGGATATGTCTATTATTATCTCTTCAACTGGAATCTAAATGAACCAGTTGAACCTAAAGAAATCAATCTTATTATTCCATGATATGAAATGGATTTTAAAACTTGGTTGCAGCAGCTTTACCCGCGTTCTGACCCGCTGGGGACAGTGCTATGGCAACCCCACCAGCCACAAGTACGCACACACAGCATGTAGACGCAGCAGAAGCAGCCATAGCACCTTGTTGGGAGGTACCAACGACATCCGCGATACCACCAAATATGGAATCCAGTATACCCGCGATACCACCCTTCTTCTTTTTCACCGATGAATCTGTTGAGGCGGCCATCTTGTTAAGTATTTCATTTTTCTGTATAGAATCTTTGAGTATGTTCATAATAGACGTAGCCTTGACCTCCGCCATGATATCTTGGCTAAAGTCGAGCTTTGCATTGCCATCACTGCAGTCATAGAACTTTAGGTTGAGTTCACCATCCTGGATATTCACCTGTTCAGCAACAGTGTTATTAACGTTTGTCGTTGTGATATTTGTCTCAACAAGGTTCTTAATTTCCATATTTACTGAGTTTACTATACTCATATTTGTATCACCACCATCTAAAACTCCACCCAATTCACTCCCCATCTCTGTATTGTTTTCTAGAGCTGCTGTAGCCGCCGCTTGCATATCATTTGTAATTGTATTTTGTAGATCTGTTATTTCAGTTGCAGTAAAATCCGATGCAGCCATCGTTTTTGAAGTAATCTTTTGGGACAGGTTGATATCACATCCGATAATCTGTCCAAAGTTAACCTTCATACCCTGAATGTTCGCACCAGTCGCGGTGGTAGTCGAGGAGTTGTTGGTAATGATATTTGTAATATTCTCATTAATAGCATTAAAGTTGAATGTATTTTCAATCGACTGACTGGTATCACCACCCATTATGACTTTATATACAATCACCTGAGAAAAAAAATATCCCTTTATTCTAAATGAAACTCAATTTCAATAAAATTAAACTCAACCAGATTGTTCTCGTTTTGGCTCTGGTCCTCGTGACTGTATGGATGGTCAGGCGAACACGTGTCCGTATTGAACTGAACGAAGGTGCGAAGTCGGAGGCTCTCATGTATGCTGAGAGTACCGATGAACCCAACCCTTTCATTCTCTATGGAATGGTCAAGAAACAGACCGATGATGAAGAGAAACAGAAGAAGGCCCTAACCCTCGCAACCCAGAAGAAGTATGGTGAACTCAAAGAATTTCTGGCGACCATATAAATAATAATCTAAGTTATCAGTAATGACATGCAAGTTGGAGTTGTGGCAGCACGGTTCTATGACTGGCAATCGCGCACAATTCACCAATAGTGAGGATGGAAATCCCATGTCGACTCAGATGGCAAACGTTAATGACGAAGATACTAGTGCCAGAGTTACGGGTGATTGTGCATGGGTCGTTATGGAACACCCAAAAGGGGTTGGTGGTGGTGGGTTCGTAGTAGACCCAGGTGAGTATGTAGGAAATTTGCATAGTGAAAACCACCACGGAGAGGGAAAGGGAAGTAAAAATCATAGATGGTACAAACGGGGTGACAGAGTGAATCGTGTGGTAAAACTCGTACCCCCAACTGATGGATACTATGATGACATTAACATTTACTTCAAACGAGCGGACTCATTGGGTCAATGGGCGCATTTTCCGTGGGTGACTGACGCTCTACTCGCCGACCCCAACACTTCAACTCAGAAGATAACGAGTGACACAGATACAGGTCAACCGTGTCCAGGTGCTGCTAAGGCGTCTATAATTGGTCATAGAAAGTATAGATGTACATATAACACTGAAGCTCAAATCAAAAATCTAAAAAGTGGAATACAAGGCAAGACTGGTGGTGACCCACGACTTGTTATGTACAATAATATCGTTGATAAGTTTTGTGCGGATTCTAATAATATATTCAAAAAGCCTAGTGATAAGACGTGTTTGGAATTAACTGCTGGAAGAGCTTTAGCAATAGAGTATTGTAAGAAAGGTACGAACATAAAGGGTGCGAACAAGGGTGATCCAAATTGTAGCGCTGATTTGACCAGTTTGGGTGATAGTTATGGTACAGTAGCTGCGATATATTGTAATACCCCTACAGGTAGGGCGGACCTCTGGTGTAGCTGCCATAACGTCACTAATGGTGTGTGTGATGCAAACCCTACCGCCGCTGGATGTGCAAAGAAAAAAGAAACGTTCGATAAACTTGTTGATGCAACACCAAGTGATCAGAAAGATCTTTGGAGTGGTATGGAATCATGTTTTGGAAAGGTTTGTGTAGGGGATGTATTTATACCTGCAAATGCAAACCAAAACTGTGATAAATCAGTAAATGTGTGTATCCAAGATATTACCATTGGATCTTTAGCAGATTCTAATATGAGCGCGGCGTGTACTATTAATGCTGGTGGGGATGGGCCATCTGTTTCAACACCTCCCACCTCCTCTCAAGAATCCGCTCAAAGTGAACTCGAAGAAGCGAAGGCTGCGGTAGCTCGGGGAGACGCAGGTGCCCAAGAGCGACTTGATGCGGCTGAGGCGAGTCTTGAGGCGGCGGGGGAAACTGGACCTAGAGCGTACATCCCCAAAAGTTTGGATGGTCTTAAGAACGATAGAAAACAGCAAATAGGTGCTGGGGTCATGGGGGCTCTCGTACTCGGGTGTATGATGATGTTGCTTTTGATTGTAGCATCAGCCAGTGGGGGTGGCTCAGTTGCGGTCAAGAAACGGTTCAGGTAAAAAAATATTTATCCTCTCATAAATTTTCTAATGTTATGACAAGATAGATGAGTGAATGTAAACTCATTCTGTATAAAGACACAAACTTCACAGGGGAGAGTGAGGAATTCACGGGTGACAGAGGTGTGACTCATAATGACCAAGCTAGTTCCTATAAGACGACTGGTGATTGTTCAAATACATCATGGGGTGTATTTAAGGACAATGATGGGGACAACAAGGGGAATGGTATAATTATTGGTAAAGGTGATGACTCTGGTGGTAATTTTGATGCTAATCATCACGGTCAGGGAAAGGGGAGTTTAAACCATAGATTCTATAAATTTAATGATGAGATAAGTTTCGTGAAAAAGATTGGAATACCCCCTTTACCAGCAAGTGCCATCGTCGAAGATCTCGAAGTTTATGGTAGAAGAGCTGATGGAGGCACGGGTGAATGGGGACATTACCCATTTGTGAATTCCACGGATTTGGGGAATCCAAACCACTCTCAACAACTTCTTGTGCATACCCCAGAGATTAAGGGTTCACCGTGCCCAGGTGCTGCTGCGGGGTATGCTGTTCCAATAGGACATAGAACCTATCGATGTGTGTATGCAAATAATAATGAAATTCAAGGTCTTTACTCGGGACTTTCCGGAAACGAAGCCGACCCTCGTATTGACTTATATGGTCGAGTTGTCTCCAAGTATTGTGAAGACAATGAAAATATAAGCAAACAGATTGGTGGTGGACTCACATGTGAAGATATGGGGGCTAGTAGGGAAACATGGTGTTCCGTAGATGAACGGATTAAGACAGAACCAAGTTGTTCAAAAGCACTTATAGGAAATGACTTGTATCATAAAATTGCTGAGGCGTACTGTATCGCCAACCCTGGAGATAAGTGGTGTACATGTTATAATCTAAAAAATAATGTATGTGAACGGACCGCCACCCCAATGAATTCTACCGCAGCTGGGTGTAAACATGCACATGGAATCATAGATGGTAATAAAAAGGCGTTTGGTCCCGCTATTGCGATGCAATCTGCAGAGACAAAGGTTGCGGACGCACAAGAAGGTACTCCTAAACACACCGAGGCGGTTGCAAAATTGGCAGAATTAAAAAAGAAGGATGGATACCCAATTCTAGTAGATAATGTACATTGTAGACCAGATGCATGTGAATCTGTTTTGGGTGGGGGGTATATACCTGAAAATCCCAAGGGTTCGTGTGCGGCATCTTACAACTTCTGCGATCAAGACATCGATATAAGAAACATGTCAAATATGGATATAGTCTTAGCGTGTAATACTGGATTACCGTATGTAAAACCTGACTGGTGGGATGACCCGATTGTACCTTATGAAAAAGAACGTAAGTTCCCATACAACAAGTTCCCATTGAACAAAACACCTATGTTTAAGCGTCCCAATCTAAAAAAAATTAGATGGAGGTCCAAAAATGATAGGTATCACGTATACAGTGCTGGAGGTGTGAGTGGTATTTCTTGTGTGTGTTGTATCCTATTACTACTTATCATGAGAATGAGTAAAAAGGGTAGGAGATGATAGACTTAAAGAGAAAATAGTCCTTAAACATATGTGGTGTTGGTGGTGTTGTCACCCTTTCGAGGGTACACCCCTAAATATACCTGTAAAGTACGACGATCGTCGTAAGAAATTCGATACAACTGGAAATTTTTGTTCATGGAGTTGTATGAAAACATATGCATTAGATAAATATGGGGTTGGTAGGGGTAGTCTAGTGTGCTCGAATATGGTGATGATGCGACGGAGAATGTATGGTGGCAAACTGGAGAGTGTTATGTCTGCACCATGGAGATACCGACTAAACGTGTTTGGTGGAGACATGACTATAGAAGAATTTAGAAGTAATCAAACGGTCGATGTAGAAGTCCCAAAATCTGTTGATACAAAACCAGTGGTTAATAATTTGATACCCTTTGTTTCAAACACAAGAAAGATGGATGAAATAAAGAATTCTACTTCTAATAACAATTCGCTAAAGCTAAAGAGGACTAAACCTCTAAAAAGGAATCACAACAATTTAGAGTCCGCTTTGGGACTTATCATTACTCCCAAAACCTAGATTCCTTATCTGTTTAGCGGTTGGCACTGAAGGGGGTAAATTTTTAGTTTTTCTACTATGTACCCACTGCTCACCGTCGTGTGCGACCCAACATATATCATACCTTTCTATTGTCTTCCTACACAAGACACACGGCAATGATATACCGTCACCGTACACCGTTTTTCGACCTACTACCAAATGACCATATTTCCTCTGTACCCATTCGGAGAATTGATGGGATTTATGACCCTTTCTCAAACATTCTCTATATAATCGTCGAATGAGTTGTCTTTCTGCACACATATGGTTATTACTTTCTATTGAGGGTCCCTTAGACATTGAACCTATCACGGTACAATACTTCATACCTGGCAATTCAAACAAGTTGTTCCATCGTATACAAAATCACACTTTGAGCATTCACTTAGGACACTAATCTTCTTTTTTGGTACCAATCCTTTAGCAAAACGGTCGAGTTCTTTTACTGTATAGATTCCGTATTGAATCATTACATCTAGAGATGGAAATCTCATACTAAATTTATTACGTTTCAATGTTTTATATTACTTTTCCTGGGTTAGACAAGAGAAGCAACTGGCGATAGCCTTGTTAGCCTTAAGCATCGCGGCGAAACTGTCAACCATTGGGGGAACCATAGCCTTTAGAATAATCTCAAACTCACTATCTTTTTCACCTTCATCAATTTCTTCAATGAGATGATTGAGAACAGCGATGACGAGTTTTTTCTTATGGGGTCCAGGCAGTTTCTTGAACTTGACAGACTCCATCATGAGTCGGCCCAGAATAGGGGGGACGTCTTCCTTGGTAAGTCCGTCATCGATGTATTCGACACGGAGTTCTTCAACGGTACTCAGGAGACTCTTAGCGTCAATTTTTCCTGCAAATTTTTGTAAAATAATATCCATATACTATAACTGAGAATGAATTTGAACGACATTATCGCAAGTGTCGCCATCGGCTTAGGTTTTGTCCAGATGTACGACAGTCTTCAGAAATCAGAGGAGGTTGGTGAGGAGTCCAGGGATATCATTGTGATGGGTATCACAACAACTGCACTGTGGCTGACGTACCAATATAGGAAATTTGGTGTAAACATGTTGACCATAAATACATCCATTGCACTCGCTGTACAAATATATGTTATGAATCGCCTAGTAAAAAACAAAATGATATGGTTTAAAGGGTAGAATATAATCATATTCAGTAATGAGTTCTATCACTTGTGCACCCGTAAAGTTTTCGTATTACAAGCGTTATCAGACCAAGCGTAGTACACGTTCTTCCTATAAGGTTCGATCGTCTGTCGAGCCTTCGGTCGAGCCTTCGATCGAACCGTATCAACCACAGACCCGATTCGCTGAGGTTCTCAATGGTCGCGCTGCTATGCAAGGTGTTCTATGGGGTTCTCTAAACTGGATGATGACAGGTGAAAATGTCATTCAGCAGATTGAGGATCCTGTGTATGCTATCGCTGCATCAGGTGTTGTTACTACATTGGCTTGGGCGTCCATGATTACATCCGAAAACTTCAGCACCGAGAAAATTGGGGCATTCACACCTGAGGCTGAGCTCAAGAATGGTAGGTTGGCTATGCTTGGGTTTATTGCCTTGTTCGGGTTGAGTGCCATGTAACTCAAAAATTCAATCATGTTAACCTTATCTTCCATCGAAAATGTCCCTGCTCTACGCATCACGTAGGCCAAGAACATCATGAGAATATAGACATTAATAACGATAGGTTTCATTTAAACAACCTTAGCCTTAACTGGTCGCAACATAAATAATCCACCCAAAAACGCGAGGAGGAAGATTACAAGGCTTGCGGCACTGAAACCCATTTTAGACTTATCTTTCTTGGAACTCTCACAGGTCCTAGCCCAATTGAGGGAGGCGGAGCTACCGACGATACCTATGATACCGAAGAGAAGAACGATAATACCGCTGAGTTTGGAACCAGCAGTCTTAACCATGAGAAGTGTGCATGGAATTGTAAGAGCGATAGTGAGAGTGTACGACAAGAACAGCTTGAGGTTCTCTTGGGTTGACTTACCCGCCTGTTCATCACACTTGTTGAACATGTCAATACCTAGGGAGGCAATGACGAGATAAAGGAATCCAAACATGGCGATGAGTCCAATTTGACCGTAGTTAATTGTGATAGTTGTGGTTTCGGCAGCCTTAGCAGCGGCAGCTACACCCATTTGACCACCCATCGGGTTCATCATCGCCGTCCTGGCACCCATGGCTTTCGTCATTTGCGAGCCGGCAGCCATACCACCCATTTTGGCAGCCATACCACCACCAGCCCTCCCAGCCATAGCACTCAAAGCAGCCATTTTAGACATTTTTATAATTAACTTAGATTTTATTTAGAGCGTCAAGTATATTTTCTACTGATGTATACTCTTGTAATTTAGATACATCAAGTTTACATTCACCACGGTTTGATTTTTCATTTGAAATTGTATGTTCTACATCAAATACTTTCAGAATTTCACTTAGTGTTGTAGAACCTTCATTCGTGAAATTAACTATACCTGTTCTATTTTGTTTAATGAGTCCGTTTATTTTGGGAAATAAAGACGGAATAACCGTGAGTGATACATTTGCAATGTGAATGTTATTTTTTCGAGACTTTAGTTTTTCCAAAAAGCATTTTTCATTTCCATTCCCACTGACTGGGTATATTAATCGTAGATACAATACATCTTTTGAATGCACACCCTTTATCACGTCTTCTAAGAGAATCCGTGTATGAGAATAAAACATTTCATGATTATTTGGTTTGTCATCTTCTGTAAAATATTTATCACCTTCATACACAAACGCGGAACCTAGAATTGTGAGATGTATTCCAAGTTCTTTACACGTGTGTATAAGTTGAAGTTGTTCAGTCAAATTAGTGTATATTGTTTCTTCTTTATTGGATTCGCACCAGTTTATGGTGGGTTTACCTGATATACCTGCCGCTGATACGACATATTTAGGTTTGATGAATTTGAGTTCTTCTCTGATATTTTCGAGTCTTTTAGTACTTCCAACACTATTTGGGATATATTTCAGTAATTCTGAACCCAAAAATCCATTTGAACCTAGAATGAGAGTTTCAATGGGTTTGAATAATTCATTTGAATCATCTTTTTCAGAAACAATCGCATATTTACTTTCATCTGGCCATTTGATTTTTAAAGTTGGATCTTTCCAGTGACAATTCTTTTCTAGGGTGTGGTCATATACATCAGCTAAAAAGTAATTGATGGTCGTCTCTTCAAAACAAAAATAACCATGACCATGATTCGCTGGTACGTGTAAACAATCACCCATTTTTAGTGTATAATACTTGACAAGACCCTCTGGGGACACTACAACATCAATGATGTGTCCACTCGTGAGAGTTATAAATTTTTCATATGGGCTAAAATGTATACCCCTTAGTACATTTTTGTGATTCAGGCTTGTGAAACATTGTTTAATCTCAAAAGGTGGATCAAAAAAATTGAAAAACATTGTCCCTCTTTCATCGGTAAATGTTTTCATTCTTATCTATTTACTTAAAAGCTTTTTAAGCTCGTCTTTTGTCTTACTTTGAGACCATTACATTACTGAACATTTACAGTTTACTTTACGGTCAGCAAATGTTTTAAGTAGATTACACACAGTATCAACATCCTCAATTGTCATACCGTGATGCGCACCAAGGAGGAATCCATTCTTCATAATTGTATCTGCATTTTCGAAATCCTGTAGATATTCCCTAAAAGCTGGGTGTCGTGTAATATTACCCGCGAATGTCACTCTCGTTTGCACATGATTCTTCTCCATGAATTTAACAAGTTGGAGTCTATGAGGGCATTGTAGTGGAATCGCTAACCAATTAGGGGTTCTCGAGTCATCTGGGAGAGTATAATATGGGCAATCTTTAAGATTTTCGATATAACGCTCAATGTTTTGTCGTCTCTTCTTCAAAAAATCTTCAAGCTTATCGAGTTGAACGAGACCAAATGCAGCATTCATTTCACATGCCTTGAGATGATACCCAGCTACCCCATAGAGGAATTTCCAGTCATATGGAATCCCATCAACTGAATGATTAAATCGTTCACTCGGTTCCTCTACATTATCACCGATACGACCCCAGTCCCTAAACATAACAGCTCTTTTGAGATGTTTATCATTGTTGAACATGACCATACCACCTACACCACCAGCCGTAATAACATGACTCGCGTAAAAGCTTGTGGTACTTATATCAGTACATTCGGTGTGAGTAATAGTATCAGCAGAATCTTCAAATAGAATGACATTTGGGAAAGCTTCACGAATAGCTTCCCAATCGGGTGTATTACCTATAAGGTTGGGGATAAGAATACACTTCGTATTCGGGGTGACCACCCCCTTGAGTTGTTCAACAGTTGGAACATATGATGTAGGATTTACATCACAAAATTTTGGTTTCAAACCCAATTGCATAATCGGGGCGAGTGTAGTTGCAAAACTACATGCGGGTGTAATAATTTCTGAATCCTTTGGGAGTTCGAGAGCGCATAAACCTAAAAGAATTGCACTACTACCAGAATTGACAAAAGCGCCATATTTCTTACCGAATAATTTGGCTACTCTTTCCTCAAATTTTATAGTGCGTTTACCGAACCCCGCAAGCCAGCCATCACGAAGGCATTCCTCTACCGCCTTAATTTCTTCCTCCCCATATGATTCAAAACGGTTAGGTGCATACCAGATTTTTTTGACCATTTATAAAATAACACAGTTTATCTTTAATTGAAAATAATCTGGAATGGTTTCTTACCATAGATAGCTGCCATATAGGCGTATGTTGAAAATCCAATCATATCACCCCTCCCACCTGTAAGGAAAAGCTGGGGACACACACTTAATAGGAAAAACTTGAGGTAGATGTTATGATAATCACTCATAGTAGTATCACGGAAATCCTGGTGTGCTCCAACTGTGAAATCTGTCTTAAAATATCGAATTTTATCACCATATTTTTCTATGAGCATGTTTAATGTAGATTTTGAATCACTCGATACAAACACAGGTCCGGGTGCTTCCTCAATGACATCTTGAAATTTTTTTAGTCCCTCATCTGAACAGAAATAATGAGACGCATCTTCAGATTCTTTAGAATCAAACTGTCTCGAATCTTCCGAGTACGAACCACGACGAACGGAAATTCCACAACATACACCTTCGACAAGATGTTTATGTTTCGATATCAGTTCTTCCATGAATGGAGTTGGTTTGATAATATCTCTGATTTTGGGGTGTACATGATTAACTGTAAATTGGTTGATGTAAATTGAGCATTCAGGTTGTTTACCTTCATGTGAAACTTGTGTAAAACCGTTAATTGTCAAACAGTTTGAAAGTTCATACGCAAAAACATGGTCATGTAGTTGCGTACATTCTTCTTGTAGTGAAGTGAGTTGAATCAAAAGATTTCCAAATCCCGCATTATTCTTGTATACTAGTTCGGTCATTATACTTAAAAGAGTTCGCTGTATTTCTTTAAATGAAGGTGCTTGTATTGGGTTCTGAGGGTATCATAGGAAATGCTCTAAGTAAATATCTTGAAAGTATGAATCATGAGGTGATTCGTTGGGATATTAAGATTTCACATGAACATGACATGAGTAATTTTACCAATACACGAAAATTGAAAAGTGTAATTGATACAGCGGATTTTGTATACTTTCTCGCCTATGATGTAGGTGGTGCAAAGTACATTTCGAATGCGGGTATGGATTTTGTAAATAGAAATACGATGATTATGTTGAATACATTTAACTTACTCGAAAATAAAAGTTTCATATTCGCTTCAAGTACAATGTATAATATGAACAATGTGTATGGAACTCTCAAACATATGGGTGAACATTATACGACATTACTCAATGGACTTTCTGTACGATTTTGGAATGTGTATGGGTACGAAGAAAGTTCTGAAAAGTCGCATGTCATAGCCGACATGATTCATAAATGGAAACAGAATAGTCATATAGACTTGATGACGAGTGGGGAAGAAGAACGACAGTTTTTACATACAGATGATTGTGCAAAAGCTCTCACAAGATTGATGGAAAAGTACGACGAAGTTTTAAAAACCGAAACGTCTGTGGACATTACAAATTTTGAATGGATAAAAATCAAGGATGTTGCGAAATTTATATGTGACGATGTACGTGTCACTGATATAAAAGTCACTACACATGACAGGAAAAATGAACCAAGAGATTTCATTTTGAAGTACTGGAAACCTGAAACTCATTTGAGAAATTCCATAAATTCATTTTTGTAAACGTATTCTACACGTTTTATTTCAACTCGTTTGTTGTACCGAGCAGCAAATAAGTCTTCAAGTTTAGCCTTTCGCACTTTAAACTGTTCATATTCTTTTAACAGGTCTTCGTATTTGAATTTTTTTCGTGAATGATAAGATCGAACGTATTCTATCCAATTTGGGAGTGGTTCATCTTGTTGATTACCACCACCTTCTCTCGACATGATAGAAGTTTGTGCACACACGGGGATGCACGGAATAGAAGCACCCTTAAGAAACCCATGATGCATAATATCAATAGTATGGTCCAGGTTTACATTGTCAATGAATTCCTTGGCAAACTTTAGGGTCACGTATTGTCCTTCAGCTCCACCATTATTACCAACCATTAGAGGTGCCTGATTAAAACTTAATTCATGGAGATTACCTATCTTGATGAAGTCTGCATCTTTGAAATAGGCATTTTTACAGTTCATAAACTTCTTCTCCCAGTCGTCGATGAACACGACGTCATCTTCAAAAATAAACGCTTCTTTGATGTCATTATCGATCATATGTTTCATCGCTTCAATGTGTTTGATATTACACGACAGGTAAGGCATACAAACACTTGTTTGTGTGTATGTTTTCACCCATGAAACGAATGGGTCCTCTTTATCAAACTGTGTTATGAATTGTGCATCAGGTATAATACCCTCGAGATATTCACGACCACTCCCCTTGGTGTAATGAACCACGTACTTTTTCATATATTGTAAAGTACTATCAATTCTTTAAGATATCTTCGATTAGAGAATGAATATCATATTCCCTAGTCCATCCAAGTTTTTCAATGGGGTCGTTATTACCCACAAGTAAAGCTCCATTATCGGGTCTGTAAAACTCGGATGATACTTCAATCATAACCTCACCATCTATACGACCTACTTCATCAGTACCTTCACCGGACCATTCGATTTTTTTATTCATTTTTTCAGCTGCAATTTCAATAAATTCCCTCACTGAATGTGTTATACCGGTTGCTATAATGTAATCTTGGGGGAGAGATTGTTGTATGATCATCCACATAGCCTTTACGTAGTCTTTAGCGTGTCCCCAGTCTCTTTTAGATTCAAGGTTTCCAACTTGGAAACATTTACCCGATTGTAAACCCTTTATGATTTTCTGTGTCACGTAGATATCAGGTCTCCTTGGTGACTCATGATTGTACAAAATACCCGAACATACATACATTCCATATGTCTTTCTGTAATATGAAACTAAGGAATCTGCAGTTATTTTAGAAAGTCCGTATATATTTCTATATCCACGCATTGTGCATACTGTTTGTGGACTTGGCCATGTTGACTCAGTATTTGCGAAGATTTCAGAACTCGAAGCTTGGAAAATTTTACACTTTGACTCTATACCAAGATTTCTCACCGCTTCCATAATATTGAGAATACCCGAAGTGTTTACATACAACGTGTCCTTTGGTGAACCATGATGAATTTTTGCAGCTAGGTTGTATATTTCATCGGGATTACTTTGTTTAAGTGTTTCATATATTTCACCATAATTCCTTACATCACCGGTAAACTTTATTACATGGTACCCCTTTTCTTCTAGAAGTTCACATATATATGAACCATCTTGACCCCTCGCACCCGTAACTACTGCTGTGCACATTTAAAGAATTAAACCACATTAACTTTAAATGCGTATTGAAGTATCAAAAGGTGAGCTTATCGATAAGATTACAATCCTTGAAATTAAAGATGAACGTGTAAAAGATGAGGAGAAGTTGAAAAACATTCGTCATGAATTGGATGTACTTCTCAAATATGAATTTGAAACAAGTCACAAAAAAGATTTGAAACACGTCAACAACACACTGTGGGACCTTGAAGATGGTATTAGGAAACTTGAAGGAATGAATGATTTTGGGGCTGATTTTATAGACAAGGCGAGAAATATCTATAAATTCAACGATGAGAGAGCTAGAATTAAAAAGTTAATTAATTTGGAACAAGGTTCAGATATTATAGAGGAAAAGAGTTATTAGACAAATGTCCACATTTCATCACTGAAAACAGTTTTCACAGTTCTAGGTCCATAGTATTTATGAGCGACATCCAGATGGAAGAAATTCTTCTTCGGGGTACCAATCTTCATAAGTTCTATCATCCAATTGTATGAGCTATTCATGCAGTGCACTTCATCAGCATTCTCGATAACTGAGATGTACTCAAAAATATTGGGTCTATCACATTGAAAGAATTCTTGACTCTTATCAATAAGTTTTGAGTCTGGTTTATAAACAAACTTATCAGTCTTTACGTCAATGACTCGATCTCTTTCAGGGTCATCATGTACGAAAATGTAATTCTCCTTATCGATTGTAAACTCCTTAGATTTGTCCCTATCAACCTTAAACTTCGAGTACATATACTTGGGATTGACACCAGCTTGAACGTACACTCCATGTGCCCAATTTGTCATCGTACTACCTTGTCCTTGGGTCATAAACTCCCAACTTTTATCATCCATTCCATAAGTGGCGAGTGGAATGACATCACCCTTAGCTTGAGACCAGATTTCACGAGGGTTGGTTGTATCTAAAAGAATGATTTCAACCTTATCTGCAATGTCTCGATACATAAATCTAACACTTTCTTCATGACAACGCTTTGCAAAGATTATAACTGTATCAGTCTCTACAAAGTGTCTAACCATCCCATTTAACATGATTTGGTCACCGAGACCGAGATGGTGTAGGATAGTTTTCACCATTTGGTTTTAATAGTCTCAAAAACTTTAACTATCATGTCTTCTGTTATGAAATGGTTATTCCCTATGTACACACCATTATCGTTAAGTATGTTTGCATTTGGTACACATACAGAGTCTTTCCATTTAGATAGGAAAGGGTGTAGAAGAAGATTACCAGATACGATTGGTCTATATTCCACCTCCAGCTCTGTAAATATAGACTTGAGCTTCAACATGTCTTCCCTCTTCTTACATATGAATGGGAATGCAAAGCTGCTATTACCTGGGTCATTATACGGGATGTAAAAAAGTTCTGGGTCTAGATGTTTCATGAAACATTCAAAATTTTTACGTCTAATTTCAATATTTTCATCAAGTCTTTTCAACTGTTCAATTCCAAGAACTGCATTGAGTTCGGTGTTTCTAAAGTTGTATCCGTCGGTTAGAAACAAAAAGCTTGGGTCGATATTCGGATGCTTCTTGATAGCCTCTTCATATAGTTGTGGTGAAAGAAGGCGAGCCATACCATGACTTCTTTTAATTTTCATGAGTTCGTAAAGATTTTCATTATCTGTAGAAATCATTCCACCTTCAATGCTGGTCATATGATGCCCATAGTAAAAGCTAAAAGTACCACCCATTCCTGTGCTACCACGTTTCATCCCATTTGGTGCCTTCACTCCATGAGATTCACAAATATCCTCGAGAAAAATAGCATTGGGGTATTTCTTCTTGAGTTGTTCAACGGGTGAATTTATACCAAGTAAATGGGTAATAAATACAATACGAATATCCTCCTCTGGTAGGGTGTCAAGGTCAAAGCTATACCTCTCGAGGTCTACATCACAAAACACAGGTTCTAATCCAACTTGGAACACTGGTGATACGTTAGTGACCCATGTACATGCAGGTACGAGAACCTTGGAACCATTCGGAATTCTATACAACTCCTTTACTGCAGCCATGAGTAAAAGGTTTGCGGTACTACCTGAGGTGACGTATAGAGAATGTTTACAACCAAGCCATTTACTCCAGGCATCTTCAAATTCTTTCACTTTTGGACCACACGTATATCTATCTGACGATTGTATAAAGTCGATAAGAGAGGTCTTATCAGCTGATGTGATAGCTGTCTGCATTAACGGCCACCACATATTTTATATGAATCTATCAATGTTCTTTTAAGTTCTTGTAGAAAGTATCTTATATTTTACATACTTAAAAACACTTACCACTGTTTTAGAAGATGAAGTTGTCTTATGCTATAATGGTATGTAACGAGTCTAAGGATTTGTTTAGTCTCATTTCATTCTTGAAAAGAGTCAAAGATTCGGAAGATGAAATCAACATTCTTCTAGACACATTACACACTACCGAATCAGTCAGAAATGTTCTAAAATATTTCAAAGATGACATCGTGGTATTCGAACGAGAATTTGATGGTAATTTCTCTAAACAGAGAAACTTCCATTTGAAGAAGTGTAAGGGAGAGTATATTTTCGTGATAGATCCAGATGAAATGCCTAAGGAAAAAATGATTTCTGGTATTAAAGGGGTGATTCGAGAGAGTCAGTCTGATCTGATCGCGATTCCACGAATTAACATTCATCCCGGTTGTACCCAAAAATGGTTAGATAAACATGGATTCAAAGTGAATGAATTTGATTGGATAAACTGGCCCGACTATCAGGGAAGAATTTTCAAGAATGATGTTACTATTTCATACGGTAATGCTATTCATGAAAATATTGTTGGAGCTAAAAACCAAGTGTGTTTACCCGCCGACCCAGGATTGGCTCTATGGCATATAAAATCTGTGGATAAGCAAGATAATCGCTGGGAAGATGGGAAGTATGTTCACCCGAATAATGAAAATCTGTATGATCGTTTAATGTAAGTATACATCTCGTCTTCTCCACATATCACCATAGTCATTAGTACCTTTCATGTCTGTATTATCAGCCCCACGTGCGTTGTTGTATTTACATTTAACAAACTTGACACCACCAAATTCCACAAATTCTTCTGCCGTATGTTGTCCGATCATACACTTTTCTGGGTATGCTCGAACATAATCAATAGACGCATTCATATATGCACCTGGACCAGTTGGGTATAAACAATCGAGACCATAATGTCTCTGCTTCACATTCCAAAGAAGAAGATCTACCATTTTCTTTGAAATTGAGTGTTTCGGGACAGAACCTATGAATGCTGTATACATACACAATTGATTGGGTGGACAGTCAATACTTGTGTAATATTCTTTACCAACCTTTTCTAATGTTTCAACTGGTTGGAGACATATCTGTCGTATATCAGAATACCAACCACCTTCTTGGAGCATGATGAGGTGTCGCATGAAATCACATTTATACGAGTATGGTTTGAGTGATTGATACGCTTCGAGAATTTCTCTATCAAAATGTTCTTTTATGTACGAAACACAATCGTCTCCGGAATACATCTTAATCTTGTATCCGGGGTTCATACGGTACCATGTCTCGAGTGCTTTTTTCATCCCATCTGGAAATTTAGGAAGTTTTCCGTCATCGACGATGATTACTTTATGTATAACCTTGGGTATCATTATGAGTATAAACAATAAAATCTTTAACAATAATAATATGGAAGAAATCAAAGACTCTTACCTAGGCATGGAAGTCCAGCTTGAAGAGATTGCCATAGATCTTCAGGAACTTCCTACGGATTACAAACTTGCTGAGCGATATAGACAAATCGACCAGGAAATCTATGAGATTTCGGAGTGGTATGAAAAGGTTAAGAAACAATGAATAGAAAACACTTAACCATGAGGTAAAAAACCTCAAATTACAAGAGTCTTCTCATGACCAACACGGAGGGTCGTATTCACAGTTATCTCAAATCCGGCGTCCGTGAGATTTTTACAAAATGATACATCTTCCGAGCAGGTGTCGCGGAGCCCATCAATCTCAATGAGAGGGTAGCTAAAGTATGGATATTTGAGTTTTTCAATCACACCCTTACGGCATGCAAAGAACCCCATACCGTTGTATGCCACGGAAATGTATTTATCTTTGATGTCTTCATCAGATTTCATGAATTCGAATGAACCATTTGTTTTGAAATATTTGGTGTCCCACTCCTTTACACATGCATAATGTTTAAGATCTTCCATTCTATAGAGACCAGAAACAACTGGATATTTATTAGTATCCTCAATGAGTTCGATCATTTGTTCGGGTGTAAACCTAATATCAGAATCAATCGTGACCCATACATCATAGTCTACTTTACCACCAAATGGTTTTTGGTCGGCACCCCTGAGGACATCAAGACCTAAGGTTTTCATTCTAGAATACGTGACATAACTAGAATATTCATTTATAATCATTACAGTATAGTTTTTAGATTTTAAAGTTTGTACCGTCTCGAGGAGGTTCACCATAAACCCACCTGAAAATGTTCGACCAGGGAGAGCGATGATAACTTTCGTCATTTTGATAATATACTGAGCACCTCTTTAACCACTGGGTGACGAACAATATCTTCATCTTCCATTTCAACATGTGTGATATACATCAAATCTTGACACTGCATCTTGTAGACGAGGTCTCCAAGGCCATTTTCTGGTCCCAAATCAGATTGTTCCAAGTCACCTGTGACAATAAGCTTTGTACCTTCACCCACCCGCGTGAGAAGCATCTTCATTTGATTTGGTGTAGCATTTTGCATCTCGTCTGCGATGATGAGTGTATTTTCGAATGTTCGACCCCTCATGTATCCCAAAGGTTCGATACTGACGATTCGTTCAATCTGATTATAACTCAAATATTTTTCAAAAATATCAAACATTGGTTTTGTCCATGGTTCCATCTTCTGGTTCATATCTCCTGGGAGGTACCCCATATCCTCATCGGCGGCCACAATTGGGCGAGTGAGTACAATTTTGGGGCGCTGAAACTTCTGTACATGCTCTAGTGCAATATGACACGCCAACATTGTTTTTCCGGTACCCGCTGGTCCAGTTCCTATGACAATAGGTTTAGGTGACCTAAGAGCGAGCATATATTTACATTGACCAGGGGTTTTTGGGAAGTTCATATATCTTAATTAAAGATTTTTTCCTTATATAATTTAAATGGAGTTTCACTTTATAAAATTAAATTATAATGGTACATATCTTAGTCTTGTGGATCCAAGATCTAAATCTCGTTTCGTGTGTTTTGCAGAAAAAAGCGTGGCAATGAAGTGTCTAGACTATTCGGCTGATTTTAGAGCTAGAAATCGTATTTGGCCATCACTTGATATGTCCTCGGAAAATAGGAAATTGGAATTAAACGAGGAGATAGAGTTCCCATATGGACCACCTCGAATCATAAAACGTGCATTAGAAATTGAAACATTCGACTTTGACACCATGGACCAGCTATCAAGTAGAACAAACGTTTCTTTTTATTGTATTTTGGCGTTTGATGTTATTT